TTACTATCTACCTCAAGCCTGTCGAGTGAAAGGCGTTTGGGGTTGGCCCTCTGTGCCAGCAGAAGTCAATCAAGCCTGCATTATCCAAAGCTCAAGAATCTTCGTGCGAAAACAATCGCCTTTTGGAATTGCTGGAACTCCTGAACTTGGAACTGTAAGACTTTCATCTCGACTTGATCCTGATGTGGAAGCCTTTCTGCGCCCGATGAAGAGAAATAATGGTTTGGCAGTATGAACCCAAGTCAAGTTCGTGATGGCTTAAAAACTAATCTGCAAACAATTTCAGGGCTGCGAGTCTATGACTTAATCCCTGACACAGTGACACCGCCTGCCGCAGTTGTAGGCCAACTAGATTTCACATTCGACATCGACAACGCGCGAGGCTTAGACCAAGCACAAGTTGATGTTCTTGTGATTGTGCAACGCTTTTCAGAACGCTCAGGACAAGACAAGTTGGATGCCTTTCTTGCAGGAAGTGGCAACGGCTCTATCAAGACCGCGCTAGAAAGTGATCGCACTTTGTCGGGAGCAGTGAACACTCTTCGTGTCACAGGAGCCGAAGCAGGCACCTATGACTCACAAGGAGTCACATTTCTCTCATACCGATACAGACTCACGATTTGGGGATAAGGAGAAAAAATGGCTTACAAGGTCATCTCAGGCCGCGAGGTCTGTGGGAAAAAACAAGGTGAGGTTCTTACCTTAAAAGAGCTAGAAGATGCAGGCGCAAACATTGATGTTCTCATTGCAAGTGGCCACATTCAAGCAAGTCAACCAACCATCAAACCAGCACTATCAGAAGGAGCCAAAAACTAATGGCACGCATCGTTCTAACAAATGCCCTAGTCACAGTCAACGCAGTTGACTTGTCTGATTTAGTGGCATCAATCACGCTCAACTCATCTGTTGACTCGGTCGAAACCACCGGATTTTCAAGCACAGGCACTCGCACAAGAGTTGGCGGTCTTACAGATAATTCAATCAGTCTTGAATTTCACCAAGACTATGCTTCAGGAGAAGTTGAAGCAACAATTTATCCGCTAATTGGAACAGTCACGGCTGTCACTGTCAAGCCTGTAAACAGTGCAACAAGTGCAAGCAATCCTCTTTATTCAATGAATTGTCTTGTTGCCGAGTGGACACCACTCAACGGAGCAGTTGGAGAACTTGCAACTGCATCTGTGACTTGGCCTGTTAGCGGAGCAATAACCAAGACAACATCGTAGAAATATGGCACGACTTGTTCTCACCAATGCTTTTGTTTCAATTGCATCAGTTGACTTGTCAAGTTCAATTTCGAGCGTGTCATTAAATACAACTTTTGACATCGTTGAAACAACGGCGTTTGGTGACACGGCAAAAAAGAGAGTGGCCGGACTTGCAGATAACTCTGTAAGTTTCGAGTTCCACCAAGACTACGCTTCAGGCTCGGTCGAAGCAACAATTTATCCGTTGCTCGGAACCGCAGTCGCTTGTGAAGTCAGACCTGTTAACACAACAGTTAGCGCAACAAATCCAAAATACAACTTCTCAGTTCTAATCGCCGAATGGACACCTCTCAATGGTGCTGTCGGAGAGTTAGCAACTGCGAGTGTGACTTGGCCTATTTCGGGCGCAATCACAAAATCAACATCTTAAATCAATTAGGGGGAAACAAATGGATGGCTTAAAAATCCGTGTTCGCACTACCGATGGAAACGATGCAACTTATTCGCTTCGACCAAGAGTGATTGTGGAGTTTGAGCAGAAGTATCAAAAGGGCTTGGCAAAACTTATTGCCGAAGAGCAGAAACTAGAGCATATCTACTTCTTGGCTTGGTCAGCGATGAAGCACAATGGTCGCGTTGTCAAACCTTTTGGCCCTGACTTCTTAGACACTCTTGAAGAAGTGACCTTGGTGACAGACCCTTCTTCCGAATCCACAGAGATAGCCTGACCTATCAAATAGCAGCTCTCTCTGTGGAGTCTGGAATTTCGCCGGTGGCATTGCTTGATGCCCCTGACGGAGTGTTGGAAGCAATTTTCGTTTATGTAAAAGAACGAGCAAAGGCGCGAAACAAATAATGGATTCACCAAATTACAGGCTTTCCATTCAGGGGATGAGTTCTACTATCTCAGCCCTTGAGCGTTTTGCGCCTGACCTCAAGAAACAATTAGATAAAGAAGTCAAAGGTGTCTTGAGCAAGGTTGTCACACAAGCCCGCGAATACATACCTTTTGACATAAGACCTTCAGGATGGGCGCGTGAGAATAAAAACGCAGGCTTAATTGGCCCATTACAACAGGGTCAAGGCCGAGGAAGTTTTGTGCGCTTTGATGCCGCCAAAGCTAAAGCAGGAATCAAATCAACATCGCCAAGTTCTAAATCAAGTGCCACAGGCTTTCGCAATTCTTATGGCGTAATTCAGCGCGATGCCGCAGGCGCTATCTTCGAAACTGCCGGTCGCGGAAGCAAAGCAAGTCGAGCAAGAACCCGCGTTTCACGATCCACAAACCCAACTGCCTCTCAAGACTTTATCGAAGCAGTTGAAAAGTATTATGGAGTCTTGCCAACCGCTAAAGGTTTGGGTCAAGATAAAGGTCGCGCTCTTATTAGAGCAGTCGATGACAACAAGAAGAATGCTCAGCGTGCTATCTTTGAAGCGATTAAAGATGCTGAAAACAAAGCGCAGGCACGGATGGATGCAAATTTGAATCAGAGAGAAGGTTAGACAATGGCAATTATTGAACGCATTGTCACCGTCTATAATGACAAAGGTTCAAAGCAAGCTCTCAAAGACCTCAACAAGCTTGAAAAGAATTTTATTAATGCCGGCAAGAAGATTGCCAAGTCCATTGGCCTTGCTACGCTCGCCACAGGCGCACTGGCAGTTAAACTTGGCAAGGATGCAGTCCAAGGCGCGATGGAAGACCAAAAGGCGCAGATTTCACTTGCGACCGCTTTGCGAAATACTGTTGGCGCAACCGATGCACAAATTGCTTCAACTGTCACTTATCTTGATGCCTTAGAACTGCAAGTTGGTATCAACAACAATGAGCTAATCCCAAGCCTTCAGAAGTTGACCCAAGCCACAGGCGACATCGAGCAGGCTCAGGCTTTGCAAGCACTTGCCCTTGATGTAAGCGCAGGCACAGGCAAATCACTAATTGCAGTGACCGATGGCATCGTTCGTGCCATTGGCGGAAATATTGGAGCCTTAAAAAGATTAGGCATTCCACTTGACGAAGCCATTGTCAAGAATAAAGACTTGAATGGCGCTCTCTCAGTTCTCTCTACAACCTTCGGCGGGCAAGCTCTAAATCGAGCAGAAACTTTTGAATTTCAAATTGAGCGCCTTCGCTTACAGTTTGACCAAACCCTTGACACTTTGGGTCATGCCTTAATCCCTGTCTTACAAGAACTCGCTGAAGTTTTCCGCGCAGATATTCTGCCTGTTTTTGAGCAATTCATTGCTGACAACAAGGATCAGATTGCAGACACCTTGCGCGGTATTGTTCAATTTTCAATCAACGCTGCCAAGGGTCTTGGCAAAATGTTTTCTGTTATTTCAGACAATCTTCCTGCTTTCAAATTATTCACAGCTCTTCTGATTGGAACTTTTGTGGGAACAAAAGTTGCTCTTGGAATCCAAGCAGTGATTGGAATGGTCACTTTACTCACAGTTTCATTGAGGAAACAAGCCGCCGCAGGCACAGCCGCAGGCATCGCCCTTGCCTTTGGAACTGCTGGTGTTTCTGCTAAAGCAGCCGCCATTGGCATTGGTGCTTTTGTGGTGGCTAGTGGTGCTGCGCTTTTTGCAATAAATCAAATGACAGAGGGCCTAGTAGAAAACACCACGGCCCTTGAGAATCAAACAAGCGTTGTTGCTGGTCACTTAAAAGACCTTGACAGACTTGCAAAATTGACTGCCAATGCCAACTTAAAGAATCTAAAGAATGTTCAAATCACCACAAACTTGAACAAGAAGACCGCAGAGCAGATAAAACTTGAAAAGGCTCTTGCGGCTTTGAAGAAGTTGGGCGTTGCTCCAACAACTGAGAAAGACCCAATCCAACTTGAGGCTGCTCGTCTGAATCTTCTTAAGCAAGCAAACCTTGAAGAAGCAGCAAGAGTCAATGCGCTGATTGCCAATATGGAAGCGCAGATGAAGCTCAATGAGGCTGCGCAGCGCTACGCCGATCTCTTGACTGTTCTCTCTGATGCAGTAATCAGCGATGAAGAAGTTTCTGTTCTTGCTCAAAAGTGGAACATTACAAAGGGCGAAGTTCTTGAATATATCGCCCGCATCTATGCTGCAAATTCAACAGAGTTAAATGACGGCCCAATTGTCAACCTGCTAATGAAGTGGGGTCTGACAAAAGAGGAAGCCGAGAAGTATGTAGATTTCACCCGCGCCCTTAAAGACGAGAAGATTGACGACTCAGAAATTGAAGAGCTGATGGGCAAGTGGGGAATGACCCGTCAGGGCGTTCTTGACTATGCCAAGTCGGTTCAAGACGGAAGTGCCTTACAAGCAGTTTTATCAAAATTTTGGGCAATGCCAGGAGATGCAGCAGCCGAAGCCTGGAAACGCGCGCTTGCAGCTCTCAATGCCTATCTAGCAGCCCTTTCAAATATTGGCGGCGGTGGCCCTGGCCCTCGCCCTGGCCCTCGCCCAAAAGTTACTTCAAAAGATAGCGTTCAAAACCCTTTCAATCCTGTTTCGCCTGTTATTGCACAATCAGCAGTCCAAGAACAAATTGACACTTTAACTGCCTTGCGTGCAAGCGAAGAAAAAGGCACCGCAATTAGCTTCTTACTCAAAGAACAAATTGACACTCTTTCCGACTCTATTAGCACATTGGGCCTTGGCGCTCTTAGCGATGAGCGCGCAAGAATGCAAGCAATGGGAATGTTTGATGGCCCTAGTATCGGCGCAGGCTCGACCTTTGACCCTGGCTCTTTCCGTATGGCGGAAAATGCAGGAATGACAATCAATGTCAATGTTGCTGGCAATGTGCAGACAGAAGAAGACTTGGCAGATGCCATCCGCCAAAGAATCTTGTTAGAACAACAAAGCGGTAAGCCAATTCTCTTTGTCGGCGGTCTGTAATGCCAGGCACTCCCACACTTGGAGTCACGATTGACTTTGCAAATGGCCCTGCCTTCGGCAACCCGCTTCTACTAGATGATCCTTCAACTCCCCTTGGCACGGGCATCTTGGCAGATGCACCGGCAGATGTCGTTGATGTAAGTGACATTGCCCTTCGCGTTTCC